ATGATACCAACACCGTAGAAATATCGCTGTTTGATTGGGCTGGATGAGTGGTAGGTTATGAGCTTAGCCTTAGGGATCAGTCTTAGTGACAAGATCGGTTGGGTCAGGGAATCTTTCGTCGTCACATGTCAGCTGAGGGAATAAAACGGGTTGGTCATCCTCAGTGTCTATGTTAACATTCAGTCCTCTGAATTCGTCTTGGTAAGTGCTGATCACTTCATTGACTGGAATCACTTTGCCTTGATGAGGGTCTACTACCTCTCCATCTTTAACTGTGAAACTAGGGTTCTTTTCAAAGAAATTCGTGAACACCTCACCAATAAATGAAGTCTTAACGACTTCACTTACTGGGACTATGGTGTCAGACGTTCTAGTGGAAAAACTTCCGTCAATGTCCTTTACAGGAATAAGGAATTTATGAACCTGTGTCTCTGTTGGTTCATGTAGTTCGATTATTTCCTCTGTAGGATTGGTTGGCTCATCAACCTTGGATTTTGATACATTTAGGGCTGTATCGACCTCCTCTTTGATCTCTCTAAATTCAGCTTCCATCTGCTCTTCATCATCATCATCTTCAAAATCATCTAACATGACTCTGGTGGTAGCTGTTGAAGGCTTGCGGTTTTTGATGATTTCTGATAGAGATCTTAGTTCAGGCAATTCGATTTTTGGTAATAAACTTTCAATCACCTTGACTCCCTCAATGACAACCTCCATGGATTTCTCCATTGGGGTGACCTTGTCATTTTGAAAGTTTTGTTTATCATGCATGAACCATCCCTGTGCATAAGCAGTGAGTTTTGGTCCAACTTCCAGCCAATTTGTATAACACCACCAACATAAGAAGATGATCAAAAATGGCCATGTTACAGATAACAATGGTGCGGATATTACTATCGCGAGAACTACAATCATAGAAAACTTGACATGATCGTACAAGAAGTTCCACAAACCAAGCCGAGGGATGATTTGATAGTCTAATGCCATCTCGTGTACCCGTCGTTTTGATTCTAAATCGTTCCAAGGTGTGCCATTGTAGGCAGTTTGGTTCAACGTTGATGTATCAACATCAAGGTATCGCCAAGCCATGTACTCCCGATAAAGTAGTAAATCTACTGGGTTAGAAATGTCTTTCTTGTTCAATTCTGACAATGTTCGTGTGGTTAAAGTGGATATGGTATCCCAGTTTCTCTTCTTGCCAACCATAGTTGATGCCAACTTGTTACAAATCCTACTATCGAGGTTAATATAACGAGAATGACCAAATGTTGGTTTGATAAAGATTCCGGAATTCACATTCACTAAATGATCCATGGTGATTCCAGTGAACATTGGTTTCTTGATTGATTTGAGGGGTCCTTCCACCTCAAAGAAACGGAACACGTGAGTGTCCCCCACTGCACGGATTTTTACCCATGAAATGTGAACTGGCTTATTTTCATAAACCCCAGGGAAACTTTGTTCCATGAGGAGCCAATCCATATTTGGATGAGTATAATCGGTGTTGCCGGTGTGTTTATCTTGCATATAAATATCCCCCTCCAAAGTTGTGTCGTAATACAACTCATCATTGCAGATCAACCCTGCTGATTTTGGGAAAATATGTAACACTGCCAAATGTGATCTCTGTTTTGTAGCCATAACTGCTTTCGTGATCTCCTGTCTTGAAAGGTAGTATATGGAATGCACACTCATGGAAAAATCAGGAAGAGATTCTTCATAAGATGCACCAGATAATATGCCTTGCTCTTTCGAACAAGCACATTCGGCCCACTTGTGGTGGCAAACTGATAGAATCTTCTTTTTTTGCATGGTTAGCTTGGTCTTATATTGATGAAAACGATTGTAATCACCTGGTGCCAATAAAGGATTCACACAGTGTAGTGTAATGCGTGGATAGTTCCATCCTAACCCCGGCTTGCCACCAATATCCACCACTGAGGGCTTTTTAGCGCCTTTCATGATGAACTCTTTGATGACCCAGTCAGTTGCCTCAAATCTTTCGATTGCTGCAACGGGGTGCGGATGCCACACGTCTCCAGTCACATATTCTTTCTCAGGGATCTTCTCGGAGATCCATTGGAGTGCAGCCTTACTGAGAGTATAGTGTTTCTGGATTGTACCCAATAAAAGCGTTTCTTTAACGTGGACTTTTACTGGGGGCAATTTTTCATCGCCATCGTCGTTCTTGGGCATATCAACGACCGGAGCCTTTCCTTGAACTTCAATTTGTACATGAGGTGTTTTCTTTTTATATGTGGGTTTCATTGGGGTAGAAACTTCATATGGTTGGACTGTAACTTCATTTTTGAATTGAACGTTCTTGGGGTTCGGGTATTGTTTTTTGCTGTCGAAGCGATTTGGTTTGGAGGAAAAATTTTTAGAAAATTTGTTTTTGTCTTTTTGACCGAAAGATTGAGTGTTTTTCATTGGTTCACTTGTTGTAC